GAGTCCGCCTGGAAGCCACCGAATGCGCCTGTCGTAAGCCGCCCGCGGCGTGGCCGATGCATACCGGATCTGCGACCAGCGAATGCCGTCAGATGAGTATTCCATCGCAATACGCGACGTATCGCCAGACTGGCCCGTCACGCACTTCAGTTCCACCGAGCGCAAACCTGCAGACGCAAGCGGCAGCATCGCCATCGGCCCCGTCGAACGATGCAGCACCGGCACGCCATAATGCCCGCCCGTCGTGCTATCCAGATACCCAACGCGGTTATCCGACACGTCCCCGCACGTCCACATGCCGTTGAACTGCACGAAATCGCGCGCCTGATAGAAGTCTGTCTTCGTCGCACCGCTGTTCAGTTGCGTCCAGAACTTGATCCCTTCCGATACCGTTGCGGTGGCATCGAACACGAGCGTCTTATCCGGCAGATGCACATATAGAAGCTCGGAATCCTCGAACGAAATCGCCTCCATCGAGACGACAGCCGTTTGCGCAGGCGTCAGTTTCGACAGTTCGTAGTCCACCGCGGCGGAACTGATCTTGGCCGGCGCATTCCCGTTGAGCATCCACACACCATTCGGCATGTTCCGGCCGCCACCTATCCAAGCGAGCGTGCGATTGAAATAACACATCGTCTGGCGGGACACACAACCGATGTCGAACGTATAGGACTGCTGAACAGTGAATGGGAAATTATTACCGCCAGTATTCTGCATCGTCTGCGTCGTGTAGCGGCCCATTACATATAGCTGGTTGTTCAGCTTGTAGATGGCGCTCACGCCGTCAGGGTCGTATTCAGCGCTGCCAAAGTAGCCGGGGAAATATGCCAGGTTCACCAGAGAACTGGAGAACACGTCCGTTCCATCCGTGACCATCACGTAGCCGGCCATGAACGCAGCATCGACAATCGGCGTGATCGGCGAACTCTTCGTCGTGTCAACCTGAATGAAGTTGCCGAGCGATCCCCACGTGATATTGAACGATGCGCCCGTCCCTGCGGCACTCGATAGGCTTTGCGGGACCGGATCGGCCGGCAGGAACTCGGTCAGCAACTGCTGCGTCAACTGGACCGTAACATGCGTCACAGCGCCCGCAGAGACGCCATCAACCAGCAGGACGATGTTCGTGTTGCTCAGCGTGATCGTGTCGCCTAGCACGTAGCCAGTTCCGCCCGTCGCTATCGTGATCGTCTGCGGCGACGACCATCCAGTCGGCGCGTAGTAGTACAGCAGGCCAGCAGACACGATGATGAGGAAGTCGAAGCCGTAATCCAGCCGGCATTTCAGACCATCATTCGCCACCGTGCCGATCTTGGTTCGAACGCCGTTCGTGTCGTAAGAATAGACCGACGCCCCCTGCACGCGGTACATCACGCCATTCCAGACGATACCGCCGCGCGTCGATTCTCCAGTCACGGATGACGCGATCCACTGCGTCAGGCCACCATGCGAGGTCGGCGTCCCCGCTTTCTGGTTCGTCGGCACCTGCCGAAGCTTCAGATTGACCGCAAACTCGCCTTGGACGCTCCCGTCATCGGTGACGACCGTTCCTCCGCTCATCAGCGGAACCGGGAAAGGTTGAACGTCAGCGAGCGGGACACGTGCCATTTATGCTCCTGACTGCGGCGAGTAGAACAGATCAACGCCCGACGTATTCGCCGCGGCCAGCACGGTCGTATCGTTGTCCGCTGGGTTCAGCGTGACCGCGACTTGCAATCCGAACTTGAACGCGCACGTCTCGACGCCGAAGTCCACGCGCACCAGTTGATTCGCCGGCAGCATGATCGTCATCGCAGGCACATCAGTGCCGAGCGTCGGCGCGGATGCCTTGTCGAACAGCTTCAGATAGGCCGTGACCGTCGCCCAACCGATCATCCCGTCGAAGCCAGTCGGGACAGCCGCGAGCGAGTTGATATTGGTCGATGCGCCCGTCACAAGGTGGAACTTCTTGAGCGAACTGATTCCGGTCACGTTCATCATGCACCCCCGCCAACGCCAGAGCCCGTCCCGCCCGCGATAAGATCGGCCTGATTCGCCACAGCGATGAACCAGTCCCGCAGAGCTTTCGCCTGCACGACATTGCCAGTCGCGGCGATCTGCGACAGCACGACCGAGATATCGCGCCGAAAGCCGAACGGATCGGCAAGCGTCGCCGGAGCGGGCGCCAACTCAGACCAGTGCGGGTTCTTCTTCGTTGCAGCCATGACAGACTCCTAGAGAGCTACCTTGATGACGTTTCCGGCCGTCGTGTCGATCCACAATTCGCCAGAGCCTGCGACCGGCTGCACCGTAGGCAACTGACTCAGCACGCGCAGTAACTGATTGAGCGACGTGCGCTGCGTCGTCCCGCTCGATTGCGAATAGATCGGCACCTGATCGCTCAGCGCAGGCGTATCGTCGAAACAAAGCTCGTTGATCGTCGCCATGTCACATCCCCGTGATGCTGTTGTCGCCGTCCCACAGTTCCAGATCCGGGCTCATGTGCGAGTCGGGACCCGAGTCGAGCTGCGGAGGACGCTGCGGATAGAATTGCGGGCCATCGGCGAAGCGCTGGTTACCGCTGCCGACCGGCATGTTGATCGGGCGCTGATACTGCGGGATCGACTTGCGGAAGAACAGCAGGTTATCCCGCGCCAGCTTCAGTTGCGCCACCGTGACAGATGACAGGTTCTTGCCGATGCTCGGCGCCGCGACGATGGCAGCCGACAGGATGACAAGGTTGACAAGACCGTTCGGGATATTGACGACCGTGGCCGCGTTGGCGATGCCAGGCGTGTCGGCGAATACCCAACCGCTGATGCGCGCGCCCTTGGTCTCAAGCTCCGCGAGATTCGCGTCAAGCCGGTCACAGATGCGAGCCATTTCCTCGGGCGGGAAATCGTAAACGGCCCCGCTAAGCCCAAGCTCGGCGAGGCCGTTCTCGACGAAGTAGGACTTGGGCGCTTTCACGAAGCGCTCTGTGCTTCAGGCTGCGGCTCTGACGAGGAAGGCGCAGCATCGACCACAGGGGCCGCCGCCGAAGCGTCCAACTTAGCCTTCGCCTCGCGTGCAGCCTTCGTGCGACCGTCCAGCTTGGCCTGCTCAGCCGTGATCTGCGCCTGAAGCGTCTCGTTTTCCTTCTCCAGCACGGCCAGTTCATGCGCTTCGAGCGCTTCGGCTGCGCTTTCATACCACCCTTCAGCCACGTGCGCGGGCGCTTCAGCCGCGTCCACGACCTTTTGCTTCAGCTTGCCCCAGACCGTATCGCCTTCGGCCGTATGCAGCAGGGACTTGAACAGAGCGACCAGCATCATGACGACCTCAGCAATTAGTTTGGATTCCTGCGTATTTTATACCGAAACCGTTACAACTCAACGGTTTATGGTGAATGAAGACGTCTAAACGTCAGATTTCGTTCCACCAGTTAAGCCACGCCTTGACGCGATGTAGTTCGCTCTCGTGGAATTGCACCATACCAATGAGCGAACTCAGATCGGAATAGTCTCCCCAGGAAATCGCCGTGCGCATGACTGCAGCCATATCGCCGCATCTGAAGTCGCCGTTAATAATGCGGACCGCGTCGCCGCGCGCCCATCCTTCTGGGATGAATCCAGGTTCGAGCGCGCTCACTTCTCCTCCGACTTCACGATCTTAACTTTGACCTCAGGAGCACCCTCAATGCCGCCAATACCCACATCCAGCTTGTCACCGTACTTCTTAGGTGCCATCTTCGACGCCAGCCATTTACGTGCATCAACGCGAAGCCGGGATCGGGCGATCCATTCGTTATTTGCCCGCTCGCCGCCCTCTGTATCGATCGTGTCGCGGTCTGTCTCGTCGGCGATAGCGAGAATTTCGTCAGCCATGTGATCGGCTTGAGCCTCGCGCGCGCGTGCGTACTGGTCCGAAAAGGACTTATTCTCATTCAGCCATTTGAAAACGCTCGATCTGCATGGCATTTCGTCGCCAAGACAGATGTTGCGCAAACTCTCGCCGTCAGCAATCCGCTCGCAGATAAAATCTGCAATCTCCTGCGTGTACATGCTTGGGCGCCCCATTTCACCCTCCCTTCTCTTGCTCGTTCACAATCTCGCCATACAGAATCTGCGATGCGGCAACAAGCTCCCGCGCCTCGGCAAGTGCGCTATCGAGCCTATCGACCGCGAGTAATGCCGTCAGTCTGTCCGTGCGCTTCTTGACTTCGGCAAGCCATGACCCGCTGTTGCACTCTTTCATTATCATTTCGTTTCTCCATTCGAAGGCGCAACCCATCGAAACGTAGCCGCGCGCTTTGCTTGAACTTCGTCCCATAGCGCCTCTATGGCGTTAGCGTCGAGCTTCTTCTTGCCGCCGCGCGTTCCTGCTTTGGATTGCTCGGCGAGAGTGGGGATGCGGGCTGAGCCTTTCATTTCAGGACCGCCGGGAATAGTTCGTCGCCCCTATATTCGAGAATCAGATTGCTCACCTCATACGATCCCAGAGCATTGCCAGCCGGCTTAAGGTTTTCCTTCGACCATGCGCCCAATGCATATGCCTCAAGCGGCGTCTCAGGAACAATGGACAAAATCCCCTTGGCGCTCATTTCTGCTTTCATCACTTGCTCTCCTCAGTCACGCCGCGCCAGTAGTCCGTCCCTACCCACACGCCAATCTCCGATTTGCTCGAATGACGGTCCCATTCACCGTTAGCGAAACGCACGCGCTCTGCAGCCTGAATTACGCTGCCGTCGTTCAGCCGGCGCTCCAGGTCGTACCACCCGTCACGAACCGGGGGAGTTTTGCAGGGGATCCAGTCGGTTAGAGTCATGATGCTTTCTCGGTAAGGCCACGCCAGCAATGGTTTTGGTAGATCGATTTCCCCCCAGATGGCACCGCATAGAACGTCAATTGTTCCCAGTGATCGCCGTTCCAGTATTGGAAGCCACGCCATCTCCCATGGGATGAGTGCCCCTTCGGTTCAGTAACTTCGTAAAATCCGATCCGCACCGGGGTAATTTCACCGTCGAACCATTCAGTCTTTTTCATTTGCCCTCTCCTTTCGCCGCGGCCAATGCTTCTTCGATGGTCTCGACAACGTAGATTTCGCCAGTCCATGCGGCGTGAAATTCTTCCTGCTGCGGCGTGAGGCGGCGTTTGCTCTTTACCTTCTGGCCGTCCTTGATCTCGATCAGGATCGTTCGCTGGCCGATCGCCACCACCAGATCAGGAAATCCCTGACCAACCGTGTGAGTCGGCACCACGCGCGCGCCGATGGACCGCAGGGCGGCCACGATCTCCGGTTGGTTGCGATCGGCTTTGGCGGCGTATTTCATCCGTACACCACCCGCTCTATCGTCTCGTTCAGCACCGACAACTCATCCTTCTTCAGCACCTTCCAGATGCGCTGCTGGCCGTGGATACCGTTGAAAGACCCTTGATGGCAGTCCTTGCATAGCGGAATAGCCGTGAACCACTGTCCCTGCTTCAGTTCGTGCGCGTCGCTCGGGCCGGCCGCTCCGCATACGCCGCAATCCATTTCCTTGATCGCGGCAATGTGGGCGCGCTCGTGCGTGTCAGGGGCGCGTTTGTTCTTGCTCTGCATGGCTAGGCTGCCTGACCGAAAAATGCTTCGACCAGCGGGTCGCGGTGGACGTTGACGGACGATTTAACGATCCGCACTGGCCTCGTCTCTTCCGCACGCTGGCGCAACTTCTGTTGGCGCTTGGAGTCGCGAACATAGTTCGCACCTGGGCCAAAGCTCCAAACGTATGCGGTCATGTTGCCGGCCAGTCTCTTTTCTCCGCTCCGATGCGCCGTTCCGTTGGCGCGAGCGATTCGCAATTGAACATCGATGCATTCGCGTGTCTTGCCGATCCGCTCACCGATCTCAAGCGACGTGGCAGGGCCGTAAGTCTCCAGAGCGTCAAGCACGCAGCGCATCCCTTCAGGCACTTCTGATGCGATGTATTCCAGGCTGCCGACGACGAACTTGGCGGGGTATGTGGGCAACATTCCCAAGTAGCCGTTGCGAAGCAGCCAGCGCACGCCAAAGTTGGAGCGCGTCTTGCGACGGATCTTGTCGATCTGGACGACCGTCAACGGGCCGCAGCGCTTCAGCAGCTCGAAGATTTCCTTGCGCGATGTCGATTCGAGGTGTCTGTTTCCGTTCATGATTGGGCCTCAACGTGTTCTTTCACGACACTCCGCAGAATCTCCGCGCACTGCTGCGCGCGCTCGCCTTCCTGCGTAGACGGGTACTCCCGACCGACCTGCGACAGAATCGCCTGGCGGCAATTCCTGGCGACCTCTACGGAAGTCGGCTGAGCGTTCAGCGCGGCGCCGCGAATGAAGAAGTCGTATGCCCATCCCGGATTTGCAGCAGACAGCCGCTTGGGCTTGCTGAAGTGCCGGATTTTGGCGAGATTGGCGTCGATGATCTTCTGATCGGCTGGCGTCACATGCTCAAGACGCGGCGCCTGGAAAGCGGCCTGCTCCAGCCGGGATTGACGGCAGAGATTGATGAACTCAGGCAGCGTCGGCGGCTTCGGCAGGGCCGTCATGGACTCGCTACCGGCCTTCAACTGCTCACGCGAGAGCTTCGCCAGTTCAATAGCCCATGCCTTCTGCACTTCGTCGATCTTCGAGCCGCGCCACATCATCGCGAACTTGTCGCCGTAGAAGGCGCTCATCTTAGAGAACAGCATTTCGATCGCTCGCTTCGACAGGGCATTCAGCGGCCATTCAGGGCGCCCTGGCCCGTCAAATGTCGATGGTTCGGTCATCTGGTTCATATCGGCTCCGGCCGGTTAGCTGCGCGATTACTTCGTCGTTCTTTTCGGACCAGCTAAGCGCTCTAGGTGGGCCCTGCTGCTTTTTCAATCCGGCCCAGTCGGCCCGAATTGCCTCCATGAAGGCATCATCCCAACTCGCGTACTCATAGCCCTTTGCTCGAGCTTTTCGGACGAACGAATCGAAATGTTCATCGAGTCGTACATGCCCGTTCTCGGCTGCCCAGTACCGAACCCGATCACTGACAGAAAAATCAACAGGCAATGACGTCTTGGTAGGACGCGTAGCGCGCTTGGCGCGCGGGGCCTTTGTCTTTTCTTCTGGTTGATGGTTATTGGTTACTGGTTTCTGGTTAGTTTGCGATCCGGTTTCAGGTTGGTTATCTTTGGTTTCCTGATTAAACCCAGTGGGTTTTTCTCGGTTACCATCTCGGCTCTTAGGAGGACGACCACCTTTCTTTCCGTTCTCACGGGCCGTGTCTGCTCGAGAGTGATACGACTCGATAATGGCTTGGCATCGCTCGTGCACGTAGCCATCACCGGTCAGGGTGAACTTGTAGACAAGCAGTTCACGAACGACCTCTTTTTCTTCCTCAGACCGGGCGCCAATGTCTTTGCAGAGCTTCTCCACATCGACCGTCAACGGTCTTTCTGTGTCGTAATACACCTCGATCAGATCGCGATATATCCAGCGCTCGAGGCGCGTCATGTTGACCGTCCCGGATCGAAAGTCACCAATGTGGTGCTCGTAGTAATTCATGCCAATTCCTAGGACGGTTCCCGCATCAGTTCGGCAAACTTCTCGTGCAACATCGGGAACTTAGAAAGTTCCAGATCAGATAGGGCTGCAGATAGCTTCCCAGCTTCGTAGTCGTGGGCCGAATAAGTCCTTGAGAGCACGTCATCGGAAACGTGTTCGTAGGCATAGCCAGCGAGAAGGCTGGCCACACGCTGCCACATCAAAGACGGCATTGCGGCAAGAATCTCGTTGATCAGATCCTTATCAACGTGAGATTCCTGGTGGCAGTCTTCGCAGAGAGCCTCAAAGTTGGTGCGCTCGTATTCCCAGGGCTCTCGACCTTTGATGTACTGCTTGTGATGAACATGCAGGGTTTTCGTAGATGATTGACAGGATTGACATGCCCAACCTGCGCACTCAAGAACCTCGAGCCGCATCCTCTGCCAGCGCGGATCACGCAATTTCTCTGAATACGTCGCCATTACATCGACCTCCATGCGCCGATCACCGCTAAGGCGATCACGATAAGCATTCCGATAGACAGCAGATCGCCGGCGTCCATATCAGTCCTCGTGCGGCCCAGTTTGTCCCTGCCTGGGGAGCATCCGAATGGCGTAACTGATGCCGAAAGAGAAGGCGCGCGTGCAATAAATCACGAAGTCAGGCGTCGAAATGCCCTGCTCCGCTGCCCCTTGCTCGATCTGCTCTGCTTCCCCCGCGGGAAATTCAACCGTGTACTGCTTTTTGTCGTCGCTCATGCTGCGTCCCGAATCGTCCCAAGTGGGGACCGACTGCCGGAATCGTCACTGACGCCCGAGCGGGCAGAAGGAACAATTCCACACAACAGCATTTCTGCGAGACGCGCGAGCGCCGCCGAATCGCTGTCGATGAAGTTGAGCTGCTTGAAGTCCTGCAAGCGCGTGTAGACCTCATCCCGCAGTCGCGTTTTGACTTCGTTCCGATATTCAGCACGGCGTGCCATGTGTAAGACCTCGTTATTGGTTATGCCGCAGACGCTTTCTCAGGCGCCGGGTGTTCTTCAAGACCTTCGAAGACATCCGGCCGAGCAAGCCGCAGAAATTGGAGACGGTATTTCGGGATGCCCTCAGTGCGCCACTGGCTGACAGACGGCGGCTTGCATTCGCACAGCTCAGCGACTGCGTTGGTGCCGCCAAGCAGATCGATGACTGTGTTGGCAAATTGGTTCATGGAAGGCCTCTT